ACGCTTTTCCGTACTGATTTGCGTTGCGGTATACTTGCCCAAATCTGCGCCACGCGCCAGCTTCTGGGTCACGGTGGTCAGCGCAGGGTTGGTTGTGGTAACTTGTGCCGTGATCTCCAATGGTCTGCTTATACCAGAGCGTAGTTTTTGGCGCAAGTGGTTTGATATTGACGTGATGTGTCAGACGCAATTTAGTGGCTGCGATGAAACACATGATTCGAGAGTTGATAGTGTTGGGTATCGCGGTGGCCTGTGCCGTCGCTGTTGGTTTTTTATTTGGGATTAGAAATATGCAGAACGAGGCAGTTAAGGTAGGCCACGCTCACTGGGTTCTGACCGAGAATCTGCGCGTGCAATTTGTGTGGGGGGCGAAGCCATGAGTACTATCATCGACGGCGGCGGACCAGCTTTTCCAACTCTTTTTATTGAACCAAAATACGGATCGGGTTACAAGGGCATGACCCTGCGCGACTATTTTGCTGGGCAGGCCATAATTGGAATTGCTCCAAAAGACCCTATCGGAGCAAGTACTTGGATAGGATACGCGGCTTATGAAATAGCAGACGCAATGATCAAAGCACGAAATCGGGAGGCCGCCAAATGATCGCGCTCGCATCTATAATCTTAGCTTGTGCCATCATCGTTGGCGTGGCATGGGCCGCGCTGACCGTCATCTGGTACGGCAAACAGATCGATGACGACATCAACTCAGATAGCCCCTAGAACGCCATCCTAAGCGATTTGCTGGGTTTTAACCTCCCGCGAGTACCACCAGCCCAATCTTCAATGGTTGGGCTTTTTTATGCACCCAAACTTCCGTGCCTTTTTATTTGTTTGATGGTGACCCCGTCGCCTAAAAGCGAGAGGGGGAACCTTACCCTCTCCTTTAGGAGAGGCAGCCCCCACACATAGCCCCCTAAATCACCCTATCGTCATCCTATCGTCATCCTTTTTGTTGGTTAACGTGACTTACCAAGGCATTGAAGTTCTCAACTATAATATCATTAGCGGCTTGCAGACTCCTGCACTTCGCTAAGTTTTCCTTGCAGATCTTGTGCAGTTCCGCGATCTCGGAAGCCACCCTAGCCCTAAATTGGCCGTCATCTTCGGTTGGAATGTACTCGGCACCGGACCACTTCCGGGTGCGGCTGTTGAACACCAGGTGGCCCTTGTTTCTGAGGTAGTGAAAGGTGCGTGCGGTCTGCTCAATGGACTGGCCGGTGATCTCCGCTATGTGCGCCAGCACCTCGGATCGAATGAACACGCGGTCGTGTCCGAGCGGTGGCATAAACCTAAATTTGTCGGACTTCATTTGATTGGCCTCGCGGTGAACATTGCAGGTGGGGCGTACTCCCAGCAGATGCCGGTGCTTGAGTGCCTAAGCCGGGCCACGCTGGTCGGGTTGCCCATCGCGTCGATCATGCCGCTGCGCTTGCCGCGTTTGGTGAGCGTGAATGAGTAGACCTGCTCGTCTGACTCGCGCTGTAGCACCGCAACCTCACGCGACCAGTTAGTCAGGTCCGCTGAACCTGCGCCGGCGTAGGCCAGATCCGAGGTGGTCCCCTTGGCCTGCTCGCCCTTGTGTGGCTTGGGCATGTGGTGCAGCCAGACCCAGACAACGCCGGTCTCTTGCAGCACGGGGTTGAGCTGATTGCGCAGGAAGGTGGACATAAAACTCTGCTCGGAGATGTCGTCGCCGGCGTAGCTCAATAGAGGGTCCACTATAATCACGTCTGCCCTGTGCTTTGTGATGATGGATCTGGCCAGCTTGATAAACTCGGAGCCGGTCTTCACGGTCTCATCATAGAAACGCACATTCTCGTCCAACGTGACTATATCTGCGCCGCCCAGACGCATCCCGGCGATGACGCCCTTGAGTGCCTCTGCCATATCTCCGGTGTCGTTCTCTGCCTGCACCATTGCAACGCGCAAAGGTCTGATCGGCTTAATACCGAAGAATGGTTTGCCTAGCGCGATGGTAAGACCTAGCTGCATCGCAAACGATGACTTGCCCACACCGGACTGTCCGACGATTGTCATCGACCCGCCGCGACAGAGCCAGCGATTGCCCAGCACATTGTTCGGGTCGTTGTCGGTGTCGTAGGCGATGAGGTCGCTAGGCTTGGTGGGTTCCTCTAATTCATTCTGGTCACGCCAGTCTATCCACTGCTGCCATGTAGGCTGGCCAATGTTCAGTGCGATCAGGCTCTGCTCTGAAGCTCCACGCATGATGCCGGGAAGGCGCGAGAAACGTGATGGATTCTTATTTTTAGGATCAGGTGCAACGTCAGCTAGGTAGTCGTACACTTTGTCACGTCGCTGTTCCCACTCACTGGCGTCAGTGGCGTCAACGCGCACCCAGGCGTGTACACTTTTGCCACCGGAGTCGATGACCGCCGCCACCGGAAGCTGGCAGCGTGTGATGATGTCGATCTGCTCGGCCTTGGGTCTGGAATCAAATTCAATTAGGACGTGACGGTAGGCTGAGACGTTCTTGTCGCTGCCGGTAAACAGGTCGGGCTTGGTGGGATTGATGCGTATCCATGCGCCTTGGTTCGTATTCTTCCACATGGAGTCGGGAAAGAAATCCAACCACTTTGACAGTGGCATGAACGTGCCGTTGCTGGCGGGGTTGTACTTGTCGTGCTCAAGGTCGTAGGTCGCGTCGTTCGTGATGCAGATCCAGTCGTCGGGTGAGAAAATTGTGGTGAGGAACTTCTTGGTCGCGTCGAAGCCGCTCTCCTTGGCCGTCGAAATGGTTACATTCTGACACCGGTTGGCCACGAACTTGCCGCTGGGCGACACGCAACTCTTGACGCTAGACGCCGGCGTAAAGTTGGACGCCATTAGGTGACCGCGGGGCTTATCGTGCGCAGTCTTCTCGGCCTGGTCGACCTTGTGGATGAGTTCGCGCTCGCTCCACGGTGGTGTGCAGCGTAGGTTGAACTCATTAATCAGCGTGAGTGCGTCTGCACGGGACAGAGAAAAGCCGTGGACCAGCGCGGTTGCCACGGTGAAGGTTGCGTTGTGACCGCTGGAGCCAGAGATGGCAGGCGGACAGGATGCCAGATAGAGTCTGGCGCGTTCGATTGTTGTCATGGAGTGAGCGGAGGGTTCAGTTCCGCGTGATGTCTTCTTTAAGTTCTGGGTGGCCGTGTTCGATTAAGTCGACGATGGTTTGGCTAACGAACATTGCCTCGTCGATGGTGATGGCGCGTCCGCATGAGTTTTCGTGTGACAGCACAAGCGCGATGGCTGCGCGTCCGATGAGTTGGTCTTTTTTGTCTTCTGACTTTTGCATTTAAAGATGTGGTCGTGGTTGTTGCGGTACGCTTCCGAGAAGCAGTTGCGTGGTGAGTCGCCCTTTCCGTTCATGATAACTTGAGGAGTGCGCGGCGGAAGAGGCAGTAGACCTTCAGTCCGAGGCTCTGCCAGAAAAGAATGTGGACCTTGGGTCCGATGATGACCGGCTGCTCTGCCCAGCCTACGCGGACGCGGACCTTCTTGCCATCAGCCCGGCTCACGTTGTCAATCGTGACCACACCAGTCTTGGCCGGCGTGGTCGTGGACCAGTTGCCGATGTCGATGTCTACACGCTCCCAGTTACCGCCGCCGCGGGTGATGGTGCAGTCGCGCAGTGTCACGTTGTTTGATCCGCCCTTGATCGTGAACCCGTACTTCTTGCCGGCGCCCACCTTACACCAGTTAAACTCAATGTACTTCGAGTAGCGCATGATGTCCACGCCGTCCTCGCGGTTGCCGCCGTCAGGATTGATCGTGCAGTCACGCACCGTGATGTTGCTCGATCCGCTGACCTTAAAGATGTCGTCGTAGTCTGCGGGGTTCGGTGGCGAGACAACGAGGTCGGAGTATTCTTTCAGAAATAAATCTGAGACGATGAAGTAATTATTGTCCGGTTTCATGTTTATATAATTTGTGTTTGCGGTTAACTATCTTGGAAACGAAAGCCTTTGAGCGGTGGTAGCGGATGCTGATCTGCTGGATGGTTAATTTTTTATCGTAGTACAGCTTGTAAATTGCGTCGTGCTCTTTCTGGTCTGGGTGGCTCCCTTGCACTTTAAGGTCGAGTTCGATCTCGTCCTTGTACTTTTTCATGAGGAACTCAAAGGTTCTCATGCAATTCGATTCCGGTGAGTCGCTCATTTCTTTTTGGGCCTCCCGCCCTTTGCGCCGTTGATGCGCGACTGACGGGCTTTCTTTTTAGTTTTGATCGCACCGAGCATGGCCGCTGGGTTGACGATCATAACTTCTGAGCAGTGGGGGCAGCGTAAGATCATGGATGAATTTTGTAGCCAAGTTTTTTGTAGGTTTTTATGCGAGAAAGAAATTGATAGTGTGCGAGCGATGCGCCGCGGTCCTTGAAGTCGTGGACGGTGCCGAAATCTTTGTCAGCGTGTGGCCGCATGACGCGCCCGGTACGCTGCTCAATTTTTCCTGCTGACCGCCCACCTGATGCGAGTATGAGCACAGCAGCGCGTGGTACGTCAAGACCTTCGTCAGCTAGACTGGTGGCAATCATGCAGCGCAAGGTGCCGTCGCGGAATGCGTCGATGGTGGCCCTGCGCTTCTTCTTGGGTATCTTGGCGTGGACGAGCGTCGAGTCGTGGATCGCAAGCTGGAGGAATTCTCCATGCTCTACGGTGGACACCAAGACCAGCACAGATTGCGGGGAATCGTTGGCCAACTTTGCTATCGTGTAGTTGCGCTTGTGATTGTTGCGGATCGCTTCAGCCGTGAACTGCCAGCGGGCGCGGCTTTGGTGCGTGTCGATTGGTATCATTGGGTAACGCCGGCAGCGACGCATCGTCTCGATTACGGTCTGGTCGTTAATTGAGTAATCGAACTGACCAGGCTCATCTAGGTCGTGGACGTAGACCTCGCCGGCAGTGATCGATCCACCGTCGAGAACCTCCTGACGCGGGATGGTGACAAAATTATTCTCGCCAAAGAATTTCTTGAGTGTGGCATTACGCTCGGGGTCGTCACCGAAAGGGGTTGCGGAGAAGCCCCAGATGACCGCGTTTGAGTCGGTGACAATCTGTAACCATGTGGCCGCTGGGAGGTGGTGACACTCGTCCACGATGATGACGTGAGCGGATGAGCAGTCGGGCTGCGCCGCCACGCAGTGTGCCTCGATCTTAACTCCAAACTTATCTGCCGCATCCAGAGCCTGCTGGACCTGCTCACGGGTGTTGGCCAGCCAGACTATGCGAGCCTGGTCGGTGAACGCTGCCGGTGAGTCTGACTGCATTCCGCTCTTGATAGCAGCCGCGGCGATGATGGTCTTGCCTGATCCCGCTGGAGCAACAACGAACGCTCTGGCGCGGCCAACACAGAAATCTACTGCGCGAACTTGATATGGTCTAAGATTCATTTACTACTTAGGGGGAGTAAATTTACTCAGTACGCTGAGTAGTTGGATCAGTTGGCTCGTTAATTATCTTAGTGAAGTCCGCATTGCGTCCGAGTTCCGCGTGCCAAGTTTTTTCTGGCATCACCCGGTACTCCGCAATGTGAGCTGGGTTTGGCCTCACGAAACTATCGTCCCGCCACAGTATTCGGTTGTTAGGTTGAGCAGCAATCTGGCCTGAGCCGTCATCAAGTAATAACAAGTGATAACATTTATGTTCTGGCGGGTATTGGGAATATCCATTGTCCGTGTGATCTAACGTGAACCAGTAGCTCGCTGGAATAATCTCTCCGTCGCGGGTCTTGAACTGACAACCCATCTCGCGTAAGTATTCGTACTGGGTAACGCAGAAGTCCCAGCCGTGACAGTCCCAACTTTGTAGCTGTGGCAGATCGTGGATGCGATCCGTGGTGGGCTTCTCATGGCGCAGTTTGTGCAGGGGTATCCTGGCCCACTGCGCACCTGACTCGCACAAAATCGAGAAGTGCAAAGCGCGTGAAGGAATCGAGGTGACGCCAAAGATCACGCATCGCTCGTACTCTCTAGTATCAGTAGTACTACCGCGCAAGATGCCTTGATCAACGAGACCGTAAGTGTGTTGTGGGATAGATTTATTCATGGATAGTGTAATTCAGATTGGTCTGCCGCATATGTCATACCGTGTCCAAGGTCTCGCAATTTTGTATCACTAAGCAATTCGACTGCTGATAGACTGCCAGCGTAACGGTAGCTAGGAAACTCTCCAACCATCAGCGCAAACATATCAACATTCGGTTTCTTCCAGCGCACCGCCAGCAGCCGGCCAGATGCGTACCGCGTGGATTTGACGTCAACTGACACACCGTTGTGCAAAATGCAATCAGCGGCGGGTCGAGCATCAATATTTAAGTCGGGATAGACATTGTGAATCTTGCAGAATGCGATCTCTGCCGCGATGCCATTGAGGTCGGTTAGTTCGCCAGACTGGCCGCCCATTTTGCGGTCCTGGGTGTTGCTGGCGCGATTAGCATCGCTGCGACCATTAGCCAAAAACTTAGCGAGACGTTGCTCCGCTTCGTTAAGTGTGATCGTCATTGGGTTTTTAAAATTAGTGCGCGTTAAACAGTCGCGCCCCTGTATGGCCGACAGATTTAGAACGGTGCGACTGCTGACTTCTGGAATCGACGAACGCGCAAAGTTTTTTTGGTTTCGCCGTCTTTGACGTAGGTCTCCTCCTCCAGTTTAATGTCGAGGGACTGACCCTTAAACTTAGCAAGGAAATCATTGAAGATTTCTCGCTTGGCAAAGTCCAGTTGCTCGCCATCTGCGATCTGAACATTAGGACAGGCCGACAGCAACTGATTCACGCGCCACCATGTGGTGTCACGGTTCAGAATATTGTCGGAAGCCACGCTGCCGTCCGCGGCGCGAAAGACGAGCTTGACGATTGAGTCACCCTTTGGGGTGAGCGATGCTTCCACGGAAGAAATCTCCACGGAATAGGTGCCGGGCTTGTCGAAAGATTTCGACTCGGCGGATTTGCGATCTACGGTGAACATATTGTTTTATGGGTTTGATTTTGTCGCCCAACGGGGCAACGAAATTGTTGTAATGTTCTGCGAGTAGGCAGGCCACGATTGGAACTGAGTGCATGAAGAGAACATCTCCAGCAACGTGATGCGGTCGGACTCTGCCAAGATTAAGTCAACGGCGCCTAGCTCATATACCGCGACCGCGTATGGGGCTGCTTTTTCTACAGCAATCATTTTGAACGTCGCGTCCTTGATGCCAACCAGACCGGCCAGCGCGATGTAGTGCGCGGCTTGGATGTGGTAGCGATAGTTGGCGACCGATTTAGCGAAGCCCTCTGGACTCGCGTCCTCGGTTGTCTTGAGGTCCACGATGGTGTTGCCGTCAAGCCAGTCGAACCGGCCCTTCATCATCACCTTGGTTTTAGGGCAGGTCGCGAATACCGAGATTTCAGAACCACCAAAAACCAGAAGTTTTCCAGCAGCCTGGTGCTTGTGAACACTCTCGCGCATGGCTACGATCTGATCCCGCTCGTCGATGGTGATGATTTCCTTTTCGGCATTCTCACCTTTGAACTGCTCCCAGATCGACTTGCCCTCCTTGGTGCGCTTATCAACCAACGGAGCGACAACGGTCTTGGAATCAAATGTGTCTGGTTCAAGTACCGCCAAGTGCGTGAGCGTTCCGATGCGCATCGCCGGCGTCTGCTCTCGATCCTCTGCCAGCCACGCTTGGAAGTGCGCTGGTGACTTGCGGAACTGGTCGAGACCAGACTTGGAAATCGATGGGTCGCGGTGGTACTCCCAAGCCGGCATATTGGGTATGATTTGGCCTGCTGGGTTCATGCTGATGCCCTCGCTTGTACTGCCTCAATGAAGGCGCGTGGAGCTGCCAGAATCCGTTCTGCCATGTCTGGCGCAACGTCACGGTAGGTCTGGCCCACTTGAATGTAGGTGCGTGCGACTAGGAACGCATTAGCGTCAGACTCTAATTCTGGCGTTATGATGCTGTCCAGCTTGGCCGGCTCGGGCTTCACCGGCTCTGGTTTCACCGTCTTAACCTCTGGAGCGGACGAGAAATCGGCCACTTCTTCCGGTGTGTAGACACCAAAAACAATCTCAGGGGCGAGCAGGCGCACCGCCTCACTAATCACGCGAGCCGTGAGCATCTGCCTTGGGAACTTGCGCCAGTTATCTTTTAGCTTTCCGTCGCGACTAGTCGCCACGCCATTGGCCACGAAGTCCGCCTGTAGTACGGTGAACGGCAACTTGTTTCCGTTGTGGGAGAACACTGCCGTGACTTCCTTGTCGGTGCGAACCTGCCACTCGACACGTCCCCCGCTCATCTGGAACTTGGCCAGCATGGCGTCCGAGCGCATCGAGAGCTTGCCCTCGATAAGGTGATAGGTCTTAGCCAGCTCAAGCGGAGGCTTGCGCTCTGCGAGACATTGCAGCGCGAGAACCTGACCCTGTTCCACCTTAGTGCAGCCAAAGAGGCCGCTGGTTGCGATCATTTCGCCAAGCTGTTTAACAGCGGCGAGAGGATCATTCATTCTGCTATAAACGTCAGCATCTTGCGAGGCGACGGTAAGTAAGGCATTGCTGCCAGTTGTATATGTTTGTTGCATGGGGAAATTTTCTGGTGTATAAGACCCCTGTTTCATGGGGTTCATTGGGGCTGGCGGCTCAGTTACTGGGTGCCAGCCCCTTCTCGTTTGCGTAGTCTAGAATGAGCAGCGCATCAGCGGTGGCGAGCGTAACTTTTTGTGTAGGGAAACGACGGATCGCCTCGCTCTTCAATTTGTTTTTCCACTCGGTGGTGCCGCTGCAATCTTTCTTCGTTCCAAGTCTAAAATGTTTTTGCCAATCATGTGGACGGACGCGGACGATGCGAACGCCCTTGGCCGCCAGCACGCCCTCGACGTAGCCGACGTTGAAAAACAAAACTGCCGTGGTGCTGCTTGGAATCATTTTGCCGACAAACTTTGGCACGTCCTCGATCCACGCAACTGGGTTGACCGTACCGGCAATGAGTAGGCCAAAGAATTCTACTAGCTCTGGCTGCGCTTCTGGCATGGGACAGGTGCCAAGCTGGCCGTCCTTGTTCCACGCAATTCCGCCCGATACGCCGGGGTCAATGGCGATGGTTATTTTCATTTCATCAGACCTAATGCCTTTGTTGCGTAGCGGTCGAGATTTTTCTTTGTTGTGCCTGTTGCACGCATTGCCGCGGGTCCGCCATTATGCGTCCGAAATAGGACGTTGCAGTCCCCAGCAGCCCAAGCCTTGGGTGCGTAAAGTTTCAAATATGCGGTGACCACCTTACGCGAGAAAGCTAGGTCAGCACACTGAGAGTAATCGCCCTTGACCGCGGAGTCCTTAAAATATGCACGGTGGATCTGGTACGGACCAAGCGCGGCTCCGTTGTCTCCAAGCGTAGGACCGATGGCGCCACCCGTTTCAATCTGATGTAGGGCTGACCACCATTTCTCGGGTGGTGCGGCGTGGGCGGTCACAGCGATTGCTAAAGATAAAAATAAAGATTTCATGTTAGATACGAAACTAATTGATCTTTTGTAAATGAGTTTTCTGACGTGTTCCATCGTCTAACCATAAAATCTACATCTAAACCTTTAAGTTTAGAGCGTACTTTTTCCCGCAATTTGCTGCCATCCGTAATGGTAAAACCATTTGATGGGTCTGGCATTTCGTCGGCCTGATAATACACCGAAGAAAATTCACCTTTATTAAACACATCACGGCGAATCATCTCTTCCAGTTCTTGCGGATATGGATGATATTCTTTTTTCTTCTCATCGTATTGATAAGTTTGCCCAGATGATTTTGTTTCGGTGGTCATGTTTTTTTGGGATTCTTTCGGTGGCGGATTGCCTCCGAGGACGCAAACATGGCTCCGCCTAAAACTCATGTCAACAACTATCTTAACGGTGGGTTATGCCGTTCCCCTAATCTCGAACTCAATCACGTCTTGACCATTTTTGCGGCTGCGTATTGGCGTGATCTCAAACTCGATCCAGCCAAGTGACGCCGGCGACCGGCCAGCATCCACATTGTAGCTGACCTTGTTATTCTCGTAAGCCTTTAAAAATGAGCCTGTTCTGCCTAGCCAAGGGGTGCGCTCTTTGACGCATAGCTCGGCAGACTTTCCGGTAGATGACAGCGTCAGTCTGGGCGTGCTGGGCAAACAACCCTTGCCGTGCGTATGCCCCATCAAGTAGAAGTCCGCATCCGCGGTTGTACTCATTTTTTCTATTGTGTTAAATTGGCCCCCAGGTGTGGACCCTCCGCCCTTCCCGTGGTGCGCAAATATGTCGAGCGATGCGCGTGATCCTTCCTTGTTCTCAAACCGAAAAGACAGGCGGATAAAAGAACACACGCCTAGAAATTTACAGCCTAGCGATGCGGCTAGAATATGATCTGTCGTGGAGCCATCGTTAAAATGAAAGTAGTGGTTGCCGCCGAGCATACCGATCAGCTTGCCCTTCATAAATGACAGCTCCTGGTGCAGCGTTTTCGCCACGCCCTTGTAGACGCCCTGCAAGGTGTTCGTGGTGGTGTCGTGCATTCCAGAGTTCGACAGCACGATGCGCTCACTCGTCGAGACGCCGTCGGTGTAGTCGCCCATGCCAAGGAAGATTGCTTTCTTCTGCTTCTTGGCGTGGGCCAGAAACCTCTCCCAATGGTCGTGCGCAAACATATCCGAGTCGCGGTGGATGTCACCGAACGGAATAAATTTAATTGGCTCGCCTAGTTTGGCGACGATCTCAACGCGGTGCGTCGTAAAAAGTCCAGTGGTCTTCAAATTACTTGGACTTAGAGTAGCGTGTACCTACCCACCAGAAGGCCATTGTCCAAGCCGCAAATTGCACATCTGCAACCATCGTAATCTTGGTGGCTTCATCCATGTTGAAGAAGATAACTACTAAAAATAAAATACCAAACCATGTTAGTCCTGGGCGTGTAAAGTTGCGGAAGGCATCTACCGTCATATACAAATTAACCACCCACGGTGATGCACCATCAGGAATCTTAGACATCCCAGAACTGTTTGCGCCTTCTTGAGACTTAGAGAACGCATTCCAAGCGGCCTCTTTCTCCGCCGCTGCAACCTTTGCGTTCATAATCATTATATCAACCTCGGCATTCTTTTTCTTCTGCCAAGTCTCAAAGAATGAAGTCCCTAAATGGAGTAACGAACCTACGACCCCTCCCGACGCTGCATTAAATAAGATATCGGTAAAATTCATTTATTGTTTCGTTTGCTGGCCATCTTCTCCGCTGCCTCGTAAGAGGACGCGATTCCGATAAGACCAATGGGTGAGTGAACGCGGAATTTCCCGCCTTCTTTTTGCATTATAGCATACCCATTCTCGCCACGCCACACCTTTCCGTTCGGTAGGTTTTCGGCGGCGGAGAACTTAATGGACGGCATGAAGCTCACCGAAGCATTCCGCATCTCAGGCGTGACGTTGATGGAATTGACGAGAGTTCCGCGCTCCTTCTGGTTGTAACTTTCTTTCATCCAAGGTTCAATTTGTGAACCTGGATAAACTTTTTTTTGCCACGCATAAAATCCGCCTTCTGTTTCAATTTTAGCAGTTGCAACTTTCTGTCCGCTCTTCTTCACCACCGGAAGGTTATTCACCACATTGCGAAAGTCCTGATCGTAGAGCTTCTTTAAACCCTCGCCGCCTATTTTGAGGTCGAGACCAGAATATGTTTGATCGCCTACTTGGGTTGCTATGGTTTTAGCCAAATCTTTACCAACGTACTCATCAAGATTGCTTAACGGAATATCGCGCTTTATGTTGGTATCACCTCGGTGAAATTCGGTAAAAAGGTCAACGCTACCGTCATTATTTTTTTCAGCAGTAACTTCTTTAATCTGCTTACTCAAATCATACCGCGCCGCCTGTTGCTCGCCAGTAGTCCAACCCACTGAGTCAAAACCGTTGTCTGCTGCCGTGCGCAGTGACCACTTGAAGGCGATCTCACGCCAGTTCTTTTGGAACAACGCGGGCATCTTCTCGAACTGGCCCTTTTGCGGTGCTTGGATTTCCTCGATAAAAAGCATCCGCTTGCCGTCCGCTGTCGTGCGCTCGTTGGTGCGCAGGCGTACAATTGGATTTGGGATGTTATCGTATTGAGAGTGGCCGTCGCGCCAAGTTTCGCCTTCTTCGGTGTATTTTAACTTTTCACCAGCTAACGCCCGTCCCCTCAACGCCAAAAATTCTTGCGTCGTTGCGCCGGCGGGTATATCTCCAAGCGTCATTTCTCTTGAGCGAGAAATCTTTGGGGTTGCTGGCACCGTTAGCAGCACCTCGCGGTAGCTGCCTTCGACGGCGCCGGGGAGGGTGTAGTTCTGGAAATGCGTCTCCTGTCCCGCCGCTCCGATGCCTGCATCTGAGCGGTCCATGTCAATATTTTCGCGCGCCTCTGCCTTGGTCAGCGACTCGTCGCCTGTTCCGGCATATTCCCCGTTCACCAAGGCAATCCAGTCATTTGGCGACATTTGCTCTTGGCCGGGGATCTGGCGCTTATCCACGGTGGCGGGCAAATCGCTGAAGCGTACCATTTGCACAGGCTCAGATTTGTCCCCCAGCGTCACGTCCTCCACCTTTACCTCGTTTGCCCGCAGGTACTCCAGCACCTCCGCCTTGGTGTAGGTCTTTCCGGCCTCTAGGTCTTCCACGCGGGTCAGCGCATACTCGTCCTGATTAACACCGAGCTTGCTGTTCTTGATGGTGGCCTTCCACTGCGATCCGTTGGCCTTGCCCTGCGAAGAGTTCTCTACTGCTGAAATAATCCGCGAGCTATAGAATTTTGATTCTGGAGCGGTTGGCTCGGCTGGCATGAAGGCCACGTTCCCCGTTGTCCTGCGATAATTCTCAGTAATTGCTGCGCGACCTACATTAGAACTTGGTCCGCTTTCGGCTGACACAACAGTAATTTCTGGAGTTTTTGCTCCATTGTTTTTGAATGCATTGTTAATATTCTTAGTAAGAATCCGTATCTCTTCTGGCTTATTGCTAACAATGGTTACACGACGAACATTGGCTAAGTCAGGATTCAAAACGTATGCTTCGGTTCTGTTTCTCTGAATGGCAACCTTTGGTCCTACGCCTTCGGACGATGTAAACGCTTGAGTTTTCCCTTGGCTATTAGATCCGACAAGCTGCGAGTATGCTACGGACTCAAGCGTTTTGGAAATACCTTCAATATTGTTTGTTTTTGCAAGTGAACTAATCTTGCTCAAAGCAGACTCTGGAATGCTTACCACAAGTTGATGCGCCCGTATTGAATTAATGCCATCGTTGCCTACCAACAAAGGTGTATCTAAAACTTTTTTGCCGCTTGGTAATGGAATATAACTCTCGTTGGTTACATTACCAAAAGACCGTGCATTCTTGTCTCCGACATTGGCAGACGCATGAATACCTGTTAATCCATTGCCGACACCGTAGTGGTGATGGCTGGTGATAACCATTGGCGATGATTTATCCCACTCAAAGATTACGTTATAATTACCTTGAGATTCTGAGGCACCAACTTTTGATAAAACACCCACACCAACTGCTACAGCCGCTGCTCCGGTAGCAACAGCAACTCCTTTA